AGACATCGTCATGGCCATTCGAGCCGTGATCGCTGGCAAGGCCAATGAGGGCCAGCAGCAGGCGGCCATGGATTGGATCATCCAGCACGCCAGCAACTATTACGACCTGAGCTACCGCAAGAACGACAGCCACGCCACGGCCTTTGCCGAGGGCAGGCGGTTCGTCGGCGCGCAGATCGTCAAGATGCTGAGGAGCGAAACCATCAAGGCGGTTGAAGGCAAGCCGCCGAAACCAGTTCGAGGCAAGAGGCAAGAGGCAACGGAATGACCGAGGCAACCACCACGGCAGAGGTCGATAAGACCACCGTCACTACCGACACTGCGACCAATACAGCCGAAAACACCACACAATCGACCACAGCGGCCACCACAGAGGCGGCTAAGCCTGCGGACACGGCAACCACCGCGCTCGACAAGGGAACGTCTGGCGAGACTGAGAAGACCGAAGCCAAGTCGCCATGGGGCGATAACTGGCGCGAGGAAATGGCCGGCGGGGACGATGATGTCGCCAAGGCTATCTCCCGCTATGGTTCGCCCAAGGGTGTGGCACGGGCTCTGCGTGAGGCACAGGCGGCCATCCGCTCTGGCCAGCGCACGGCAAAGCCTGATCCCAAAGACGAAAAGGCCATGGCCGAATGGCGCAAGGCCGAGGGCATTCCCGACGATCCGACCGGCTACAAGCTTCCCGACACCGTGGTCAAGCGCCTGGTGGACGAGGACAAGCCGGTTCTCAACTCCTTCACCGAGTTCGCCCACAAGAAGGGCGCCCGGCCCGATGTCGTGGAGATTGCGTCGGAATGGTATGTCGAGATGGCTGAAGCCGCACAGGCCAAGCAGCTCGAATCCGACAAGATCGCGTCCGAAGAAGCCGAGGACTCGCTCCGCAAGGATTGGGCGCACGGCGAATACAAGGCCAACACCACGATCGCCCGGCGCTTTATCGAAGGCATTCCCGGCGTGGGCGCCAGATGGGCAGAGGCCCGCATTGACGGCAAGCGCCTTGGCGACATGCCCGAGTTCATCGCATGGGCCGCCGACATGGGCCGCGAGAAGTTTGGCGACGTTGCATTCACCTCTAGCGACAGCGAAAAACGCCACACCGCGAGGAAAGAGGAAATCGAAAAAATAATTGGCTCGGACGAATATTTCGAAAAGGGCCTAGACAAAGAGTATGCAGCGATCCTCGAAAAGGAAATGAAGAGGCGGAAATAACTACTCTAGCCAAGCCCAATTGATGCCATCGTGGATGCCGCGCACTGCGCCGATGCTGATGCCAAAGCGCGCTGCTGTTTTCGATAGGGATAGCGTGCCTTTTAGGGAGCGGATTTCGCGGACTTGAGTCTCTGACAGCTTCGTCATGTGATTGAGAGCCCCGCGCGCAACCGTCCCATGAAGAACGCGGTCTGCCTGATTTTGCTTAGGTGTTGCCCACCGGAGATGATTTGGGTTTACGCAGCCCAGATGACCGTTCCCGCAGGAATGAGCCGCCTCATGAATACGGGAAGGCGGGGCGCCATGAGCTTTGATGCACATGTATCGTGGCGCTTGCATGTACCCGGTATTCGGTACGCAAATGCGTCCGTATCCGTTGGCGGTTTTACTAAACGGCCATGGCAGGCAAGCACTTCCGTCATGCGATACATGCTCGGCCACCCATTGATGTGCGGCGCCAGGTGAAGCTCTGCCCGCCTCTGGCGATCCATAGCGTTGAGCGCGCTGGTAGTGCGTTCTGCAATACGACAGCGAATAGTGCGGCTTGCCGCAATTAGGAATCGAGCATAAACGGGAAGTAGCCACTCGGAGCCTCCTGAGCTTCGTTTCGGTTAGAGCCCGTCGCGGTGGTGAGACACCCGGCGGGTTCGCTATTTGTACCCGTTCTCGCTTATACGAACAACCGAAATTCCTGACACCTGTCAGAGAATGAACGCTCGCTTAGGCGAGCTTTTTTATTGCCCGATCGGCCACCCCGGCAACGGCCCCGAACGCGGCAAGTCTACCCGCCCAAGACGTGAAGCCCCGAAAGACACCGGCCACCCCTCGCAAGAGGCCCCGGAACGCTTGCGGCCACCCTGCACGACTGCGGCTCCAAACCTCCCTCAACTCTTGAAAGGAACTGATCATGGCTATCGAAGCCGCAATGATTCAGTAAAACTTTGCTGAATAACCTGGACTGAATAACGGGAAAGTCGTAAGACTAACCCGACGGAAGGTTTCTCACCCACAACACAACGGGCAGAGATTGTGAATGAAACGCTTATAAAGTATCTAGCTGGATTGCTGGATGCTGATGGTTCCCTAAGTTTCTCATTTAAAGCTGACACGAACAACCCCGGTGTCAACTTTGTGGGACTTAACCTGAAACTGGATTCGTCAGTCGCGGTAGACCTCAACGATTTTGTTGACAGCCTGCCATCGCTGACGGGCATGGGCACGTTCTATCGCTCAGGGCCGAAGATGCAGTTCAAGTCATGGCTTGTGACAAAGCGCGCCGAGTTGGAGATGATCCTGCCGCGCCTGATCAAGCACATGGTCATCAAGGCAAAGCATTGGGATTGGTTGCTGGGAATGTGGCGCGGGCTTCGCGTCAACAGCAAGACGGTCACCGATGCGGAGCGCGATGAATTACGGGAAGCGTCAAGATACTCGCGACGGTCAAATGTTGGGCCATTGAAGCCGAAGAACCATCCCACATGGGCATGGCTCGCCGGATACCTCGATGGCGATGGCACCTACTCGTACAGGTTGAACCCCGGCACCAATAGCTGGGCGATCAATGTCAGTGCGGTAGCACACGTCAACGACATCCACGTGCTTGAATTTCTTCAGAATGCGTTCGGCGGCCATATCTACGGCCAAGGACAGGCTGAGGATGTCAAGATTTGGCGTAGGCCAATGGGATATCAAAACAGAAGTTTTGCTCTCTCGTTCCTGCCCAATCTGACCAAGCACTCCCGGCTGAAGCGGCACAAGATTGAAGCGATCATTCACCACCACCGGCAACGACTGAGTGTCCAGGGCGTCAAGGCGCAAGCGACAGTCTGATACGTCTTAACTGGCGTATTCGATCGAAGAGAATTCGTCGGAGCTTTCGAGCAGCGCGTGAGCCTGCTCAAGGCTATGACGACCAAGGAAGCAGTGATCAGTGGCAACCAGGCCACGTTCCTCGTTTCCGGCTCCGGTACTGACACCGCAGTCTCTCGTGGCACCAACGGGCAGATCCCGTATGGAAATCCCACGAACAACCAGAACACGGCAACGCTTGTCGAAAAGCACGCTCCCTACGAGCTGACCGGGTTCAACATCTTCGCCTCGCAGGGCGACCAGAAGCGCATCATGCAGACCGCGTCGATGGCGGTCATCAACCGCGACATCGATCTCACGCTGCTTGCTGAGCTGGCCAACGCTACCCAGGACTATCCTTCGACGGCGCAGACCGCATCGTTGCAGATGGTTGCTGGCGCGCAGGCCATCCTGGGCAATGCGGATATCCCGGTGGAAGACGAGAACAACATGTTCGCGATCATCTCCCCGGCGTTCCGTGGCTACCTCCTGCAGACGACCGAATTTGCTTCGGGCGACTATGTGGATGTCAAGCCGTTCGGCGGTCCTGCTCGCAGGATGTTTCGCTGGATGGGCATCAACTGGGCCGTCTCCAGCCGCGTGACCGGTCTCGGTACGGCGGCGGAAATCTGCTATCTCTTCCACCGTGACGCCATCGGCTATGCGGTGAACGTGGGCGAGGAGAAAATCTCCATCGGCTACGACGAGAAGCAGGACGTATCCTGGACCCGCGCCACCGTCTTCCACGGAGCAAAAATCCTCCAGAACACCGGCATCGTGAAATGGACTCACGACGGCTCGGCGTTCGTTGCCACGTAAGGAGAACGGACAATGGCTTATGTAGCTGACAACCTCGCAATGGTGTTCGCCCCCGTCGGGGGCGGCATCATCCCGCGTGCCTTCGTCTATCAGACGACTTCCGATGCTGACGCCACGATTGTGGGCGCCGGCTATTTCTCGGATGGCGTCACCAAGGGCATGCGCGTCGGTGATCTGGTCTTCGCGGTTGCCACCACCGGCCCGAAGTACAAGCTCTACCAGGTCGCATCGGTCTCCGGTGCGGCTGCGACTGTCGCGGCCCCGACCGCGATCACCTGATACGCAACTCTGCGGCTTCGGCTGCGGCGTTGCCTCCGCTTAGCGGTCGAGGGGGCTGGCCAGATTGCGCCGGCCCCCGAACCGCGCTCAACCCTCATGAGGCACACATGAAAATACCCGCGAATACGGCGCTCAACAGCGCTGACTTTACCCGTACGCTTCGTCGCATGATCGTTCCCAATTCCATGACGATGGAGGATGTTTCCATCCCCGGCAATTGGGCGAACGTCTTCTCCAAGATCAAGGCACATGACGAGGTGATCGTCACGCCCGAGGATCTTTCCTGGCGTCTGCATCTGCTGGTCACTGAGACCGGCGTCGGTTGGGTCAAGACGGCACTGCTTCATGCGATCGACCTGACCAAGGTCACAGCCAAACAGCCGGTTATTGAGCAGCCCGGCGATGTTCCTGACGATGCCGAGGCTCCTCCGGCCGGCTACGTGGTCAACTTCGCCCCGGCTCACAAGTGGCGGGCAATGACCAATGACCCGCATCTGGTGGTGAGCAAGGACCACAAGACACGGGCCGAAGCCGTAAAGGCCGCGCACGAGCATGCAGCCAAGGCTTCCGGTCTCGCTGCATGACAACGATCGCATATCGTTGGGGTGTACTGGCGTCGGACAGCATGTGTTGCCGTGGCGGTTGGATAAATCCCTACCCGGCGGAAAAGCTCTTCAGGCTTCCCGATGGCGGCGTGGCGGGTGTCACCGGCGAATATGCCGAGGCTATGGGTTTTGTAGCGTGGCTACAGGGCCATGAACAAGCCGATAGGCCATCGCTCTCAGAAGCGTCAGTAATCCGCCTCCACAAGGACGGCTCTCTGACAATCTACGAAGGCAGCGCTTCGTACGACATCAAGCCTGATTTCGCGGCTTTTGGCTCCGGCGGTATGGCGGCAAATGCTGCCATGTACATGGGCGCCGACGCAGCCAAGGCCATTGAGGTTGCCTCGCTGCTCGATGACGTAACGGGCGGCAAGATCGTCACCATGAAGTGCGAGATCTGAATGGCTTCCAAGCTCTCGATCTACAAGTCTGCCCTGAGATATCTCGGCAACGCGGCCGGCGTGGCAAGCCTCACCGAGGCGAGCGCCGCCCGCTATGCGCTGGATGATGTCTGGCAGGAAGCCGGCGAATACATGCTCGCTAAGGGCCTGTGGAACTTCGCCATACGCTCCTCCGAGTTCCAGCACGATGAGGATGTCGAGCCGCTGTTCGGCTATCAGTTTGCATTCTCCAAGCCCACCGATTGGGTGCGCACTGTCTCGATATCAAGCGACCCGGCATTCCAGATCGGGTTTGAGGACTACAACGACGAGACCGACTACTGGTACGCCAACGCCGATCCGATCTATGTCCGCTACATCTCCAACGACGATGATTACGGCTGGAACATCGGCAAGTGGCGCGAGCCGTTCGCTCAGGCCTTCGCGGCCTATCTGGCGTTTCAATGCGCACTGCCGATCTCGTCGGACAAGGGCACCAGGAACGATCTGTTCAACCTCTCCAAGGCCCTACTCTCCGAAGCCAAGACGCTCGATGCCGTCGATGACAAGGTGGACTATGCGCCGGCCGGCCGGCTGGTGAGTTCCCGCCTTCGTCGCGGTTCGCTCTCCGGGACGCGGCGCGGTCTCTGATGCCGAAGGTCAACGTCTATCTTCAGCATTTTGCCGTCGGCGTGCAGGACAAGAAACACCTGCCGCGCGTCGATCTGGAGCGCATGCGGCTTGCTGCGGAGACGCAGACCAATCTACTCCCCCTGACCAGCGGCCCCGCCTTCATGCGGCCCGGTCTGGAATATCTCTCGACCACGGATAGCAACCATATCTGCCGCGTGAAGGAGTTCGTCTTCGGCGCCACCGATGCAGCGCTGATGGAATTCACCGACCAACTTATGCGCGTGCGGGTGGACGATGTGCTGGTGACCCGGCCAACGGTTACGGCTACGGTCACCAATGGTGATTTCGCCGCCGGCGCCGGCTGGACGCTTACGGCAACTTCCGGCGCCACCTGTACGGTTTCAGGCGGCTATCTCAATCTCACCGCTCTTGCGCGGGGTTCTAAGGCTTCTGCCGCGCAGACCATCACCGTCAACCAGATCGGCACCGAGCATGCCTTGCGCATCGTTGTCGAGCGCGGACCAGTCACTATTCGTGTAGGCTCAACGTCTGGCGGTGACGAGTATATCAACGAAACCATCCTGCGCACTGGAACGCATTCCCTTGCCTTCACGCCATCGGGCGCATCGTTCTTCATCCTTTTCTTCTCGAAGGATGCAAACCTCAAGCGCGTCGATAGCTGCCAGGTAGAAGCGGCCGGGGTGATGACCCTGCCGACGCAATGGCTAGCGGCCGATCTGTTCAAGATGCGCATGGCGCAGTCTGCGGATGTGGTCTTCGTCGCCTGCGATGGTTATCGACCGCAGCGCATCGAGCGTAGGTCAACCCGCTCCTGGTCGGTCGTTCGATATCAGCCGGCGAATGGTCCCTTCACCCTGGGGCCAACCCGTGCGGTAAAACTGACACCAAGCGTTACCGAGGGCAACGGCACGCTCACGGCATCTTCCGCTTTGTTCAATGCCGATCATGTGGGAGCCATTTTCTCGCTGACCCATGAGGGATTTAATATCACCTCGCAGTTGGCCGCCGAGGGAGAGTTCACGGACTCCTTCAAGGTAACCGGCGTCAGTAACGCCAGCGCCAATGATCGTAACTGGAGCTATTCGATTTCCGGCACATGGGTGGGGACCATTCGCTGGCAGCGGTCTTTCGATGGTGCCGACACCGGCTTCAAGGATTTCCGCTACGCCACGGGAAGTTCTACGGTTGACATAACGGCCAACGTCGGCTCGACACAGAATAATGACGAGGACGATAACGCTATCATCTGGTACAAGATCGGCTTCAAGCCCGGCTCATACACCTCGGGCTCGGCTACTGTCGTCGTCAATTATGATGGCAGTGGCGGCACCGGGATTTGCCGAGTTACCGGCTACACCAGCGCCACGCAGGTTGACATTGAAATCCTGACGCCGTTCCATGGCACGAAGGCAACGGACGACTGGCGGGAGGGTGAGTGGTCAGCAAACCAGATATGGCCGTCTGCCGT